GTGACGAGAAACTACTTCTTCTAACCTTTCAAATGCATTATTAACGTTAATAACTTCACCAACTGCTGCTAATGCTGAATAAAATAAACCTGCCGGAGTTGCCTTTAGAATAAATTTAGCAACAGCTTTAGTTTTTCCAAATCTCTTTTTAGGTTTATCATCAGTTGGTTCAGGTTTAGGATCAGACTGTTGTTGTGTAGGTTGTTGACGTTGACGAAGCTTTGCGTTTTCTCTATCTCTAAATTCTTCTGCTTTACCTTCAGCATCACCGCCAGTAAAAGTTTGGACAGCACTTCTAGGACTATCTTTGTCAAATACTTCATAACCCATAGGATTACCACGTGCATCCACAGTCCTAGTAGGTCTTATATCAAATTCTTCATATAATTTTGTGATCTCTAAGATTTTCATTTATCCAAATACCTTTACCATATAGTATATTTAGTTATCTTTTTAATATCTACTTCGTAGATATTTGTTTTCGCTATCGCTCAAACAGTTAACTTCGTTTTTATTATAAAGATAAAATCGTTATTACGAAGTAATAACGTTTAAGTTTCATGTAGATTGTTTCAGTCAGACGGAACCTGTTACGGTCCCGTCGTCTCAAAAAAATTAGCTTCATGTGAGTTCGCCACCAGCCGAGACTTGGAAGTAGGTGTTTATTATACTGCTACACAATGGGCTCTGACCTTTCCCAACCTACGTCGACATCAAAATATAGCTTATAAGCAATAATTCTAAATTATAGCTAATACACTATATTTTTACCTCCCGCCTCGTTCCTAGTGCTAAGGAGTTTTTATGTGTAATGTGCAGTTTTTCGACAGCCAACAATCAGTCTACATCAATCAAACGCCTTATTACCAGACGCCGCTCAACGTGTTACGTGTGCTCCTATACGGATGCTTTTTCCACAGCGGTATTTCTAAACTGGCCCGCCAACCTTATGTGTTGGATTGTTTTGCCTGTTGTTCTAGTAGTGCCTGTCGCAATTTGTCTGAACCACCAACTCTAACATTGATAATACCGTTATAGTATTCGTCTGTTTCAAGTACACGACGATCAAATTGCTCTCTTGCCTCTATGTATGACATTTCTGCTCGTGATTTGCAAAAATATAAGATTTCTCTTGTGAAGTTTTCTGGGCCTAGTGCTTCGACATCAGCGTTTAGTCTATCAGATGATCCCCAATAAGTTTTCCAATCGCTTTCTTTGTAGCCTCTGCGTTTATTTTTCTTGCCTTTGAGTGGAGGTTTAGTAGTTTTAAACTTTGCTAGTTTTTTGCCTATGTATTTTTGCCCAGTTGTTTTATTTGTAATGAGATAAACAAAGCCTTCATATTCGTCTGGTATTGATTCTACTAATTCACCTTTATAAGTCCACTGCATGAACTTACTTAATCAGATGAATCGTTCTTTGCCTTCTTTTTTGATTGATGTTTAGTATGGATTTCTTCCATTCTAATTTTTGCCTGTGTTCTTATTTCACGCAACCATTTGCGAACTTCTCTATGAGTTCGCACAGAGTTGCGAGCTTCAAACTTTTCATTAACTTTAAAATATTCTAAGTATGCTTTTACTAATTTGTCGTGAGTATCTTCGGTCATTCTACTATATCAATATCATTTTCGTAACTAGTAAATCCATTTTCTTTGATAACACGCATTACATAGTTTACTCTTCCTATTAGTTCGTCTTTGTGTGAAATCAAATAAATGTTTTTATCCCGCTCTCTTCCCATCTTTTTAAGAACGCTTAGAGAATTTTCTACACCAGCAGTGTCCATGCCGCTATCAATAAGTTCGTCTATAAACAATAGATTAACATTTTGATACAATGATTCCCAAACATCACGGAATGCAAAACTTAAACCTAGTATAAGTCTATTACGCTCACCTCTTGACAAGTTATCAAAGTCTAGATCCTGTCCTAGTTGTGTAATTTCAACATTTAGATCGTTTTGGAATTGAACTTGATGCGGCAATCCTAGTTTATCTAAGTAATATGTAAGTCTATTGTTCAAGTATGCAAGATTTTGATCAATAATCTTTTTACGAATAAAACTGTCCTTGTTTGTAAGTAGTTTTAATAAGAATTCTTGATGTTCTTTAAAATTAGTCAGATCATTTACTTTATCCCAACTAATTTCTTGAATAGCACTATTTAATAATTCGTCAATTTGACTCTGATAAGGATCAGTTTCTTGTTCTTTGTTTTGAAGATTTTGTTTTAAGCTCTCAACATTCTGTCTATGCTCGTATGCTTCTTTTGCTGTTTCGTAAAATGTTGTAGGACGCCCGTTGATATCTCCAATATCATTTAGACCTTTAAGAACATCTTCAAGTTTTCCTGCTACTTCTGTTTGATATGCTATTGCATCGTTTAATTCTTTAGTTTTTCTTGACTCAATTTCTGCTTTTTTGTCTTCATGAAGTGCCTGACCACAAGTGTAACACATTGCATCTTCTAAATTTCCGATGTCTTTTTCTGCCTTTTCAACAGATTTAGTAGCACGTAATAATGCACTCTCAAGTGTGCTTTTTTCTTTATTAAGAGCCAAAATAGCAGTGTTATGTTCGTTCCAATTTGCTAATTTTTCGTGAGATTCTAGCTCTGAGTCAATGTCTAATTGCTCTAACTCTTTAATAGAATTAGATAGTTTTTCAACATCTGATGCATTCTTTGCCTTCCATGCACGTTGATTTTTCTTTAGATTCTCAATAGTTGTTTCAATCTTTTCATTTGCACTTTGGATAGCATTAATCTTTAGTGTTTCTTCAGTAATTGCTTCTTTAGTAGTACGAACTTGATCTTTGAGAGAGTCTGCTTTTTCTGTAAGGATTGTTATACCTAGCAACTGCTCAATAATAGCACGTTGATCGTTTGCTCGCATTGATAAGAATGGTTCTGTATAGGTGTTAAGTGCAACAATATGCTTAAACATATCATGACTCATGTTAAGTAGATGATTAATATCTTCTTGTGTCTTGCGACTGTCACCTTGACTCTCGTCGATTAGTTCTTGTTCTTGATCGTTAATATAAAACTTTAAAATATTAGGTGAACGACCTCGTTCGATACGATAGTCAGTACCGTCTTTTTCAAAATGCAGTGTTACTAACATGCCTTTTGAGTTAGTTTTGTTAATTAAGTTGTTGCGTTTAATATTTGTTAATGCTTGACCGTACAATGCATAAGATAATGCGTTGATAATAGTAGTTTTACCGGTACCATTACGAGATCCTGCATCATCACCGCCTTGATCTAAGTTTTCGCCTAGTACAAGTGTAAGTTTTTCTCTATCAAAGTTTACTGCCTGAGTTTGATTACCCACACTCATAAAGTTTTTTACGGTTAGATCTTTAATTTTAATCATAGTTCGTTATAAATGTCCAATAAAAGTTTCTTGTCAAAGCTATCAGATTCAATTGCACTAATTTCTCCTGCTACAATTTGATCAACGCTTTCAAACTGAGCAATATCAAGTTCTGTAGTAATTTCTTCTAGCTGTTTTTGTGGTATAAGACTGATTTCTCTACATCCGTATTGACTAACAAATGTTTCTTTTATAAAACTTGCCTCTTCAAAACTTACAGGTAAGTCTAAATTAACACGCAAATACATATTTGGCTTAATAAGGCGTTCTGCATCGTCTATTAGTTGTGAAAGTTTTACAACTCTATACTTAGGACACATTTCCCAGTTGATATATTCTGGCTCTGCATCGTTCTCACGGTCCAGTATCATCATACCACGTTCGTCATCCCAAGCATCTGCATAGTTGTGTGGGAAAGCATTGCCGATATAGTGGATCTTGCCTTGCTTTTGACGTTTGTGGAAGTGTCCTGAGAACACATACTCTTGATTTTCAAAGTGTTCTACTTTTAGATCACCATGATCCGGCATCTTAACCATAGCATTCATATAAAAGCTAGGAAGTTCAAAATGTCCAAATAGATATTTGGCTTTAATTTTTTGTATTTTCTTCCATTCGTCGCCAACTAGCCACGGAACAAGTGCTACATCATCTTCTTCGTAGATTTCATCTACAAAAGTAACACCTGGTATGTGCCTACCAAACATAGTTGATGCAACGTCACGCTTGTCTTTGTAATACAAGTCATGATTACCAACAAACATGTAAAACTTATCAAATGCTTTGCCTAGTTTTTCTAAACTGCGAATAGTTGCATCCATGGTAGTAAGGTTAAGACTGTTACGATTGTGATGCCAGTCACCACAGAAGATGGCAGTTTCGCAATTATTTTCTTTTGCTGTTTTGATAAACCAGTCTACAAAGTCTTCGCAGTCCTGATTATGAACACGTGAGTTGCCTTTAAGACCAAAGTGAATGTCTGTAAAAACGGCTGCTTTTTTAAACAAGGTGTATTCCTCTAGTTATACTAGTGTAACTATACATTCAAATAGTTTACGTGTCAATCTTTTTTGTTGACACACTTGTAATTGATGCTTCTTCGTTTCTTTTAACACTTGCTTCCCATTCGCCTGCATGTAGTCTTGTGTAACTTGGGTTTAGGTCGTTCATTTCTAAAATGTCGTCTCTTATGTTTTGATTGCGTTTTTCTAAATTAATAATGCGTACAAACGAGTTAGTTACTGCGGCTGTATAGTATGCAAACGGATTATTTGATTTTGATTCATCAAATTGTAAGCCAATTTGCGCAAGTTGTAGTATTGCTTGACCTTTCATTTCGTCGTTATAGGT